CGATTGCGATGTGGTCAGCGGCCTGTAGGTCACTGGTAGTGAGGGTTTCAGCGATTGCTGTTGTTGCGATGTTAGTCATGTACGTTATCCCTGTCTGTTTGCGTGTTGAGTCGAACTGCTTCGCAGTTTGGGACGGATATTTCGCATTGTCAAGCGCCGAAATTGTTTAAACAGCCAATTAGAGGGTGAAAACCGGCTGGAGACGGGATAAAATGGGCGTTCCAGAAGAGGAAAATATTTTTATGCCGGACATGCTAAAGCTGACCAGATTCGCATCGTTTCAGGACCGGACCCTCGGAGAGCTGCGTTTTGAGACCCGAGTTTGGTACACCATCGAAAGGCCGTGGTTGGACAACAAACCATCTGTGTCCTGCATTCCAGCGGGGTATTACACGATGGTCAGGGCGGACAGCCCGAGATTCGGCACAGATCCGGCATACCAGGGCAAGCTCTGGGAGATCAGCACAGTTCAACAGAGGACGCATATCCTCTTGCATGTGGCGAATTACAGCCGAGATCTGGCCGGATGCGTGGGCCTCGGGACCGGATTGATGGGAGATCTCGCTGGGGTGAGCCACTCGAGAACCGCCTGCACTGATTTTTACAGCCTCACAGCCGGATTAGACCTACTTGAAATCCAAATCCAATATGGGGCGCTAAGGCCGGAGGGTCAGGTTTGAATTTCATCAAGAAGCTGCTGCCGTTTGCCGGCCTCGCACTGGGCGCGACACCACTGGCCCCACTACTACCTGTGATCAACGCCATTTTGCCGGCAGGCCAAGATCTCTCACCAGACTCAACCGGCCAGCAGGCTATCGACATGATCAGCCGGCAGAGTGCAGAGGTGCAGGCCAGACTGGATGCGGAACTGGGCCTGGAGCATGAACACACCGAACAACTCAGAGTTTTGGCCGAGATGGACGGGCCTGGGAGCAGCACACGGCCAATGATTGCCAGGGTATGCATTTACACGATGAGCTTTGTAACGCTACTGACTACAGCGGCCATATTCATTGCCCTGTGGACCGAAGGCCTGGAGCATGCAAGCGGAGTTCTTCAGCTCGGCCTGGGCATCGCATCAATGCTCTCGATCTTCAGCGTCCCAGTTAATAAGTACATCGGAGTGAGATCCAGCGAGAAGGCCATGAGAATGGCGGTTTCAGCCGGTCACGCCCCAGACCAGATACCAGGGTTCGGCGGGATCATCAATTCACTGTTTGGAGGCCGGAAGTGACCAAGGCCCTGATAATGACGGATGCAGCAAAGGCCCGAAGAGACTGTATGGCCAAAGAGCGTGACATGATCCGATCAGGCGAGATGGAAGACCCAGAGATCCGAAGAGCCAGACAGCGCGAGACCCAGCTATACCGTACATCCACCGAAGTGCTATCAATACCAGCCGGCACAGATCTTTGGGAGTTACCGATATGACAAAGCAACCAGCCGGATTGTCCGAACAGGCCCAACAATACTGGGATCAGGTCATAGAACTACTTGAAGGCCAAGATATCCTCAACTCGCCGCCAGTCCTCGCCGCATACTGTGAATGCTACGGCCAGTGGCAGTTCAACATAGCCAAAGTCCGTGAACTGGGGCCAGTGGTCAGAAATGGTACAAAGCTCGGGGAAAGCCCCTACCAAGCGGCCGCGGACAAGCTACAGCGCCAATTGGCCGGAATGCTGTCGAAACCCACCGAGACCATAGATGAGATACCTCTCGACTTGGATGGCGATAAGACCCTCAACAAGTTCCAGAAAGCCTTCATCAAAGAGTGGATCGTGGACAACAATGCCACGCAAGCCGCTATCCGTGCAGGTTACAGCCCCAAGTCAGCAGCCAGTCAAGGATCGGCGCTATTGAAGAAGCCTGAGATCAGGAGACACATCTCGAGCTTGGAGCGTCAGGTTTCGCGAGCAGCAGGCATCACGGCGGAGTTGCTGGCAGACGGGCTTTTGATCGAGGCAAGGGGTGAAGGCCCCGACACCAACAGCTCTGCGAGGAACACGGCATGGCAGCTCCTGGGCAAGCTGGCTGGGCTGTTCAAGGAAGACAACGCCCAGACCGCCCCTTCTATAGCCGTTCTTGAGAAGATGGCCCCAGAGACCTTAGAGGCCCTAGAGGCGCAGCTCTCCAGGGAATCCGAGACCCGTCAATCAGCACACTGATCCCCCTCCTCTTCGGGATCAGCTAGTCTGGGCTGGGGTAACACCCAGTCTGGGCGAACTCCCCATTTATAGTGGCTTGCAGCGTTAGTGACCACTGGGGGATAGAGAGTGCACGTAATCTGTATTATGTTAAATGCACCGTAAACACTGGCTCTCCGGCCACCTTCTACCCCGATCGCCATGATCTGGACCGCCATCAATATCAATGATGGTGCGTTTAAACAGTCTGGCCAGAGGTCCCAGCACTATCTATATAAGGTGCATGTGAAACTTTTCTTTCACGCTGGAGGCCGCATTCTATGGCTTTCGGACCCCCCCCGACCCCCTTTTTACAGGCCGCGCCGCGCCTTGTTCAATTCTTATAGGATGCCCGTCTCAATTTTCACAAAATTTTCCAAGTAATTGCGTGATGTGCTTTACCCAGAGCTGCTGGGCTGTGTAGGGGATTGTGTTGAGCAGCATTGGTATGTGAGTTCACATATCCTGATGTGAGTTCACAAAAGGGGGTTGTGAGTTCACAAATGGGTTGAATGTGAGTTCACAGGGGTATATTGTGGTTTGTGAGTTCACAGTGAGTTCACAGAGATGGGAGAGACAGGAGCGCCGAAGTGTTCGGTATGCGGTAGTAAGCATTGGAGTAGCGAGGCACATATTTGGCCGGATGAGAAGGTGAAGGCTCCGGCTGTCAAAGTTAAGGTGACGAAGAAGGCGGTGGATGATATGGCCCAGAAGGTGGTTGATAGTCTTGAAGCGTGTCCTGGGTGCGAGGAGCGCGATTTAAGGATTGCGGTATTGGAGAAGTCGCTGAGTGGGTCTGGTGGTGATTGTGCTGTATGCACTGCTCGTCGGGAGAAGCATGCTAATTACATGAAGCGGAAGAGGGCGGCTGAGAAGGGGAAGAGTGATGAGTGATATTATTGCGGAGTTGGTTTATGAAATATGCCGTGTTGAGGCGGAGTTGTCTGGCAGGCCCACACTAACGGAGGAGCTATGAAGATACTACTTGAGGTTGTGTTGCAGTGGACGGTACTGGCATTGATCCGGATACCGCTGATGTTTTTGGGGTTGTTCGTAGTGCCGGTGGCGCTGTTGTTCAAGACGGAATCGTCGCTCAAACACCCGTTTACGGAGTACAACACCGGCAGATCTTGGTGGCTTGTCTCTCTACCCAGGTGGGCGTGGATCTGGGGAAATGATAGAGAGGGGGCCAAGGGAGACCGGCGGGGCTACTGGGATGCGAATGGGATTGTCTGGGGCGGATCTGACCAGTTCCTGAATCAATGGTGGTGGCTGGCTGTCCGGAACCCTGTGAACAACATGCGATTTACCAGGGGGCTATCGGTCAATATGCGTGAAGCCAAGACCCGAGTTCTGGCTGGGCAGCAGTATGTCCATGATTCCAGAGGAGTTTACGGCTGGCAGTTCCTTCGGGCCGACGACCAGAGATTCCACTACTACAGCTACTACATTGTTAAGAAGATCGGGCGTAAGACGACGTTTGCTTTCCGGATCGGCCACAAGATCGAAATGTGGCACAACACTCACGATTGGAGTACCGACATTCAAAAAGCATGGAAAGGGTTTACGATTAGCCTACGGATAGGGCCAGCGAAATGATTGAGACAATAATGCTAGTGGTGGTGAGTTTCATTATCGGGTGTTGGGTGGGATATAACATAGGCCGTGACGCTGATGCCTGATTGGGCAAGGGAAGCAATGAGGGAAGGGCGATTCTTTAGTGTTGCGTTAGGCAGGATTGCTGAGTTGGAGGCTGAATGACAGCATACTGGTGGCTGCTGCTTGCTCTTGTTTTCGAGATAGGGCTATCGGCCATTGTTATTGCCATGGCCGTGAGGCAGCTAGTAGATGAGATGCACGATATGTCTGTAGAGATCAGGCATTTACGCATCAGTATAGAGGATTGGAAATGAAGGTGTTGAGAACGCTGAAGGGGTCTGTGATCAAGAGGGCCGAAGATAATGTCGGCAAGGAGATCAGTGGTAAGGTGTATTTTCACCGGCTGTACTGGGAGGAATACTTAGACCCTGGGACCTGGGAGAGGATTCTGTCGGTAGCGGATACAGAGGCGTTCCTGTTCGATTGCGTGATGGTGGATCTGAGGAGCGGCAAGGTCAGGCTGGACGAGGCCCCAGATTTCGATACGGCTCGGGAGCCTATGGTGGGGAAGACCCTGACATACATAGCCGAGGGCGAGATAAAGCTCGGGTCCAGCAAGGCTGTCTGGCATCACAAGTGGCTCTGGGTGAAGGATGATTACCAGGGATTCGATGTACAGGAGTCTTTCGACTGGTCTCACCGGTGGCTCCAGACTCTGACGGAACCGGCCAAAGGCGGATCTCTCGATGCATGGCACAAGCAGCTCGACAAGTTTGGGTTGGGGGAGAAGCCCCAGACAGAAAAAAGGCCTCCCACTGAAACCCCATCAGCCCTGATGAACGTCCAGACATGGTCATCCGACAAGATCCACCCATACCACAGAAATCCCCGTGATAACGCATCAGCCATCCAGAAAGTGGCGGTATCTCTGAAGGAGTACGGCTGGCAGCAGCCTATCGTGGTTGATTCAGATGGCGTGATTATTGTCGGCCATACACGGTACTTGGCGGCGCTATCCTTAGCTTGGCTGGAGATGCCGGTCATTGTGGCGGATAAACTGACTCCGGCCCAGGTAAAGGCGTACCGGATCGCGGATAACAAGGTTGGGGAAGCGGCTGAGTGGAATGACGAATTATTGCGGCTTGAGATCACGGACTTGGGGGATATGGACGTTACAGACCTGACCCAGACCGGATTTGCGGAAGACGAGATCCAGAAGCTCTTTGTGGTTGAAGAACCCCCTGAGAAGCGTGACGATGGGGAATATGGGGGTGCTACGGCACTTTCCAGGGGATCATCCCCCTTACGGTATTACCGGAACGAAGAACTCCTTCAAGGGGCCGTATTGGACTATGGGTGCGGCAAGGAGGAGCATGAGTTTGAGAAGTACGACATGATCACTCATCCAGATCCGGAGGTGTTACTAATCCAGTATGACACGGTCATGTGCAACTATGTCCTCAATGTTCAACCAAGTGATCATTTAATCGACCTGATACTCGTGAATATCTATCACCTGTTGAAGCCTGGGGGAACCGCGCTGATCGCCGTTGTGTCCGAAGCGGCCCTGAGTGGGACGGCTGCATGTGGCAATCGGGAGCATAAAACCCCGAAGCAGTGGCAGCAGATCCTGGCCCAGTTCTTCAATGTCACCCTGCTTCAAGGATCGTTCACAGGGTATTGTTGTAGGAGATACGATTAAATTCGCGCTATACTGCGCGGATGGTTGGAAATAAAGGCACCACACCTAAAGCGGTAGACCTCTCAAACGGGACAATAACGGTCTCCGAGAAGGCCGTGACGCTCAGTGGCGTGTTCATTAATGTTGTTCTCAGCGCCCATTCGGTAGCAATCAAGAACGGCACCGACACCCTATTCACCATTCCTGCGTCAGCAGCGGCTGGTAATTCATACGACTGCGACAACGCCGAATTCACTGACAATCTCATTGTCGAGCCGAATGCTTCTGGTACTGGCAATATCACCCTCACTTTCAAACCGATGGCGCAGGGCTGATGAGACCTATAGGGCGGAGTAAAGAAGCGGTCATTGTTGATTCCTCTGGGAATGAGATAGCGGCAGAGCTTGGTGCGGCCTGCAAAGTGACGGCGGTATATGAGTGAAGCACAGCTAGATCTATCAAGTCTGGGGGATGAAGACCTCCATGCCATGTTGGAGCAGGTCAAGATCCGCAACAACAAGCGCAAGCAGGAAGAATCGCTGGCAGAGTTCGTCAGGGCAGCATGGTCTATATTAGAGCCTGGGACCGAGCTGAAGTGGAACTGGCATCTCGATGTGCTATGCGCTTATCTTGAAGCGGTCAGGGCCGAGAAGATCCGGCGATTAATCATCAACATTCCCCCAGGCATGATGAAGAGCCTGATTGTCTCGGTGTTCTACCCAGCCTGGGTATGGACAAGGGACGCTCCGCATAGATTCTTGTGCGGCAGTAACGAGGGGACATTGGCCACCAGAGACGCATTGAAGATGCGCCAGCTGATTGATTCCGAGTGGTATCAGGAGAACTGGGGAGATACGGTCTCGATATCCAAGGAGCAGGGCGAGAAAACCCTGTTCGCCAACACACAGCAGGGATTAAGGCTATCACAGGGTGTGACGGCCAAGGTTACTGGTAAACGTGGTGACACGGTAATATGGGATGACCCTCATGACGCGCAAGGAACCGAATCCGATAGAGAGAGAGAAAATATTCTTGATCGCTGGGATAATGCTTGGTCTTCTCGCCTTAACTCTGCCAACGAATCTGCTGTAATTGTCATCATGCAGAGGTTGCATGCGAAGGACATCACCGGCCACCTGTTGGCCTACAAAGAACTGAAGTGGGTCAATCTCGTCATTCCCATGGAATACGATCCAGATATTATTTTCAATGCGGATCGGGACATCGATAGGCCTGATATTGTTGATCCGAGAACTTCCCCAGGTGAATTACTGTTCAGGGGGATGGTGGACGAGAAAGCCATCACGGCCCAGAAGGAAGTCTGGGGTCCATACGTTACTGCAGGACAGTATCAGCAAAGACCTACTCCGAAGGGTGGTGGTGAGCTGCAGATGTCCTGGCTGAACTATTACACTAAGATGCCGCGAAGAGGCAACAAGATAATCCTCGTAGATCCAGCAGGAGAGAGAAAGCCTGGGGTCAAAGGCCGGAGAGATAACACGGCCATGGGGGTATTCTCCTACGCGCCGGATGGGAACTATTACTTGCTAGACGGGATCAGGGACCGTTTAAACCTTGTCGAGAGGACCAAGCAGCTCTTTGAATGGCATGAGCAGTATAGGCCCGTAGCGGTAGGATATGAGCAGTACGGCGCACAGACTGACATCGCTCATATTCAAACTCAGATGGAGCAGCTGGACTACCGGTTCAAGATCATAGAACTTGGCGGCAAGATGGTGAAAGAGGACAGAATCCGGCGATTAATCCCCTTGTTCGCGGCATCGAGGATCTGGTTACCCCAGACGATGTTCAAAACAATGGTTGACGGATCGGCCCGTGATATCATAAAAGACATTATTGAAGAGGAGTACGGGAACTTTCCTCTAGCAGAGTTCGATGATTTTCTTGATATGATGAGTAGATTATGTGATGAGGACATAAAGACTGTAGCGCCAAAACGAGAGCCTCCCCCTCTCGTTGTTGTACCGAGGAGGATGACCGATGCGGGAGTCGGTTACTAAACAAAACTACAATTAGATAGCGTTAGGAGATAGTCATGCCACAAAGAGTCCAGTTAACCAGGGCTGTTCGATTCGTCACAGATTCGATCACCAGACCAGCCACCACCACGCAATACGCCATTGGTGACGCATTATCAGAAGTTACCACCAACGATTTCTTCACCTTCCTGAACTGTCTCGATGACAACACGAAGACGGGTACGATTGTGGAGGCAAGGCTCAATGTCAGCTCGTATGTCGCAACTGCCCCAGATATAGATCTAAGGTTGTTCCATACCGCGATCACAGAGACTGCGGATAATGTGGCGTGGACCCCGACAGATGCCCACTTGCTCACAGAGATAGGGGCGATAAACTTCGCCACTGGTAGCTACCTTCCAGGCTCAAGAACGGGAGGCGCTGGTGGTAATCAGTCCCAGATAGTCACCGGTCTGAAACACCATGTCCCTGTAGTCAAGGGATCAGGCGTGTCGAGCATCTTTGCTCAAGCTGTCTTGGGGAATGCTTACATCCCAGTGGCGAGTGAGATTTACACGATTACGCTAACCATCGAACAGAACTAAGCGCTGAAGGAGAGATGTTGTGCCAAACGGAGAAGAGATCAAGATTCCGAAGTGGTTAGCGCCCATGCTGCTGGGGTTCTTTGTCATGCTGGTTGGGGTCTATATCCAGGCAGAGGCCGCGAAAGACGCTAGAAATCAGGTAGAGGAACACGCGAAGGCAGACAGGGCCACTATAATGGAGATGCAGAGGATTCAGCAGCACCATGAGACAGAGATCGAGTTAATTAAGCAGGACAACAAGTACATCAAGTTGACCCTGAAATCCATTGCTAACACTGTTGGCGCTCCAGAACCGGCGTTGCCTGACAATGATTAAGGCTCTCCTCCTACTGCTCGATGATATACCTCCGGCTGCGAAGCTGGAGTTCATTATCGGCATCGTCCTGTTATCTGGGGCGGTGGGAGCCGAGATGTGGGGCTTTGTTGTCCCTGCAAACCTGCACTATCTCTTCGGTGTGCTGGGAGGAGTGATGTTAATGTTCGCGTCTTATACCAACATCAAGCACAAGGACCGGATTCAGCAGGCCGAATCAGAGAGACAACGGGCGGATGTAGAGCTGCGTAAGGCTAGATTGGCGGCAGGAGGATCTCCGGACGACGACAAAACTATTATGAAGAGGTCAGACGAATGACAGACTTACCACTGGCCACGCGGGAAGACGACGACCTTCACTATCAGGAGAACTATTCTGAGAAGGAACTTTCGGAAGAGGATCTCAAGAAGAACCTAGACAAGATCGGGCTAATGCTGGCCGAGAAGCGATCCAAGGCCATCCAACACAGAGAAGAGTCTGGGATGGAGAATATCTGGCGAGAGGACGACGATCACTACGAAGGTATTGACTATACCAGCCGCGCCGACACTACCGAAACAAAGCCCTGGGGCCGAGCTGACGTAAGATCCGGAGAGACCCATGGATCAGACATCTTCTTCAACATCACTCGTCCCTATGTAGACGCATCAGATGCCAGGGTTGGGGACATGCTTTTGCCGACAGCGGACAGAAGCTGGACCCTAGACCCTACTCCCATCCCAGAACTGGCCCAGATAGCAGAAGGCAAGATCCCCCAGAAGGTTAACAGTCAGATCGATAGCAGCTTCCAGCAGCAAGTAGATGACGGCGATATGGACATGGAAGGGGCCACTACAGCGGCTTTGAAGACCAGAACAGAGCTGGTAGATCAGGTTGCTGCCGAGATGCAGGAAGCTCGGGATAAGGCCAAGATGGCCGAGAAGCAGATAGCGGACTGGCATGTCGAATGTCAGTACATTACCGAGATGCGTTTAGTCATCCATGATGCGGCCAAGCTCGGCACTGGAGTATTGAAAGGCCCAGTCCCGCAGAGGAAGAGAAGTATTGCCTATGTAGACGGTGAGCTTCAAGTCAATGTAGAGACCGTGCCGGTATCGATCAGGGTCGATCCATGGAACTGCTACCCAGATAG